TCATCATGATAAACTCTTCCATCCTGCAATCCCTTTGCAGCATCAAGTAGTCTTCTCTTAAATAACATTTGTGTTTGCTTATCCATTGGTGGAAGATATTTAAACAGCTTTGAGTTTCTAGCTGCAAGCGCTCTTATTAACTCTGATTTTGTAAGACCTCTTTTGCCCATTCTAAGAGCTTGGTTTTCTTCGTTATAAAGTCCTAGCTTGTTTGAATCTATAACATCAACCTTATGATCTGGTAAAGCTTTTGCAAAAGATTCAGTTCCTTTTGGAAGATGTGGACCAAAATCTGAAAGCAATTCATGTGCCCTATACTCCATTGGCATGCTTGCATGAGCGCCAACTGTTTTGCTTGATGAGCTAATTCCTAAATCATTTAACTTGTCTAATAGTGGTACTCCAAGCTTATCTACAGCGGATTTTCTTAATACATATTCTCCCTCTGTAAGCCATGCTGGAACTGTATCTGTGCCACTTGGGCCTCCGCCTGCCATATAAACAGGTCCGCCAGTTGCCATTCTTTTTGGCATAGTTGTTGCTATGCTATATGGCGCACCGTATGTTTTTACACCTAAACCTTGAGCAATTCTATTAAGAAGACCTCTTGTTCTTCCTGGACGAGAAAGCTCTTTCATATTTGATTTTCCAGCGCCGTCTACAACTGGTTGGTTTAGCAGTGGAACGGAAGTTAAATTAATACTTCTTCCTTGTTGTCCTGCAATATCAACTGCAGCGCCAGCTATCATGCTTTCAACCTGTGCATTAAGAGCCATAATTTTTGCTCTTGCTTGGTCAACCTGAATTTTACCAGCTTGCATTTCTGCAACAATTGCTGCAGATTGTTTTGCAGCATTTGCAGTTAAGTTTGTCATTGTTGGAAGTAGTGCTTCATAAGAATCAGAAAGTTCTCTAGTAATTAAACCAGTTCTTGAAACTTCTGTCTTTAATGCTTTAATTTCTGTTTCTGATTGCATTGCTAATGCACCAGTCATTGCATGCCACTTTGCTGCTTCTTCTGCAACAACTCCAGTCGACACTCCCTTTATAGAAGTTAGTCCTTCAACCGCAGGGAGATCTCCAGACATATACATCTGTGGATTGTTGCTAATTTTTTGATTTACTCTAGGAGCTCCTGGGACAACTCCAAAAATTGTTTGAGCAGCTCTTTGTTCTGCTGTCATTCCAGCTACAGGATTCATGTGTGACATTGAGCGTGTATCTGTTGGGCTTAATAGTGGATGATTTGGATTTACCTGTCTTCCGCCGCCAGCAACAAGATTTCCAGCCATTGTAGTAAATGCTGGTGCTACCGATATTGCTCCTGATTTTGCTTTTTGTTCAAGTATTGTAAATTCAGCAATCAGACCATCTATTGCATTTTTAAGAACTGTTGCTGCTTTTGCATCGCTATAGAATGTAGCTTCTACAAGAGATCCCGCTTTTTGTGCTGCAAGAATTTCTGGAGTAAGCATTTTCCAGCCTTCTCCACCTTTAAACAATGCTCTAAAGTGTGAGGCTCCCTTAATAATATATCCAAAGAAGTTTGCAAGCACACCAGTCAACATAATAATTGGTCCCATGACCGCAGTAAGTCCTGTAACAAATGTTAAAATTGTTTTTACTGGGCCAGGTAGGTTGTTAACAAATTTAACTACGCTATCTGTAACGTTAATAAAAAATGTTTGTACTTTAAGAAATTCTTCTCCAATGCCAGCAAGGCTTGCTTTTAAAGACTCCACGGCTCTCTTGTACTTACCAGAAGCTGACTCTGTAACAAGACTTAATTCTCGGCTAGCTACATTTGCTAAGTCTTGTGAGCTTGCCTTCATTAAATCCATTACCTGTAATGTTTGGCTTCCTTGTTTTCCTAGATTCTCAAACAAAGCATTCATTCTTGCAAATTGAAATTTACCAAATAGTTGCTCTATTGCTTGTTGCTTTTGAAGTGGATTTAAAGCATCAAGAGCAGACTGTAGCTCAAGAATCATTCCAGTTAGATCTCCAGCATTATCATTAACAATATTTTTAAGACTTATTCCCATACCTGCAAATTGTTCTTGTGCAACTTTTGTTGGGTTAATCAATGATGCAAGTGCTGACTTTAAAGCATTAGCGCCTTCTGATGCATTAATTCCGCCTTCTTTCATTGCCGTCATGTATAATGCTAAATCTTTTACGCTTCCGCCAAGACCCTGTACTACTGGTCCTGCTTTTGGAATAGCTTCTATTAAATCTGCAAGGCTTGTTGATGTCTGGTTTTCAACCGAGTTAAGGAAGTTAATTGATTCAGATAATTGTTCTGTGTTTTGTTTAAATGCGGTTTGAATTGCAAGCGTTGCTTTCATTGCATCTTGTCTATCAACTTCACCAAGGACTGCAAGTCTTGTTGTTTCTTTTACGGAGTTAATAAGATCATTTCCAGTTTTTCCAGTTGCTGCTACATCCGCTGCAAGCTGAATTGTTTCTTTAAATGATGTACCGTATGCTTTTGCTAATTCTCTTGCAGTTGAAGATACTTCGTTTCTAATTTTTGCAAGATCTGCGGAAGAGCTTGCAGCAACTCCTCCGTATACTTTTGTAAGTCTTGTAAGCTCTGCATCTGCTTCTCTAAATGATTTTGCTGCTGCTGCGCCTAGTGCAACTAAAGGAACTGTAAGTCCTACTGTTAACTGGCGGCCAGCCCACTGAGTATTTTTACCCCAATTAATTAATTGAACTCCACCATCTTGAATAACCTTGTTCATGATCTGAAGCTCTTGTCTTGCAAGAGAAGTCTTATTTTTTACAGCATCTAGACCTTGAGGTATGTGAACATTGTATTGCATTAAGCCTTGAGCATTTTTGCCCAACGGCTGGATGATTGCATTTTGTAAAGCAACTTGCTGCTTAGCAAGATCTCTAATTAATCCGCCAGATGTTCTTGTGTGATCCTGAAATGTTCTAAAATAATCACGGAGTTTAAGTTTTCCAGTGTCTAGATTTCTTCCAAACTTCTCTACATCAGATGTTAGTGTTACAAAGTGCGTAGAGAATTGACCTGTTCTTCTTAGGTTTTCCGCAAAAGATCTGTTCATAACTGCAACTTGATTTGCAAGTTTTGCATCAGATGCAATTATTTGTGCTTGTAATTTAGATAAAGAGGCTGATACCCTATTGACATCTGCAATAAGATTTGAAAAATCTGCATTAGCAACTATATTGGTTACTATGTTCTCATCAGCCATTTATCAGTATTTACTCCTTAACATATCCTAATCCTGCTCCGATTCCGAATCCTGCTTCTGCCGCAAATTCTCCTTGTAGTGAAACTACATCATCTGAACTTGCTGTTATTCCTAAAGCCCTTCTTCGAACATCTTCAAAGGTAGAACCGTTTTCTTTTTCTTCTTCGCCCTCTAAGTTTATACCTTTAAGTCCTGCAGTAAACTTTCTGCTTTCTGTTTCCTTTTTAGATATAGACTTTAGAGTTTGAATAAGTTCTGGCATTGAAAGATTTGCTTCTAGCTCATCATAATTCCGCCAATGTCCTAGAAGAAAAACTTCTCCTTCTAAGGCAGCTAGATCTAGTTCATCCCAGCTAGAACCGCCGCCTGAGTTAAATTTGCTGACTCATCATCCATCTTAATTCCACCACATACTTCGAGTATGCGATTGATAGTAGGAATGTCAAGAGCTTCTTCTAAAGCGTCTCTATCTTTTACAAGATCTGGAACTTGCTTTTCTAGTGCAACTCCACAAGCCTCAATTAGTAGGTCTAGCGATTCACCTTGATCGGTGACTGATGCAGTCTTTTGAATAACTGCCATAAACTTTCTTAGCTCTTTAATTGATAAAGGCTTCAACGTAACTGTTGTGCCATTTTGCAGCTTGATTTCTTCTGTGCTATATATTGTAGTAGCCAATGTGTATCCTCCTAGGATTGTCTTAATTATTATAACATAAAGCATTTACCAGTACAACAATAAAGCCCCCATAAATGGGGGCTTTATCTACTTAATTTTAATTAAGCTGGTGTCCAAGTACGGTCAATAATCTTACCGTATTCTGAACCTGTGTAACCTGCGTCTGGAAGCAAACGGAATGTTACTGGGAATGATGTTGGTGTATTACGTGCAAGTGAGAATTGTGACTGTTGTACAGACAATACACGACGTGCATAGTAAATACGCTCTGTTGTGGCTGAAGTGTCAGTTGGAGCTTGTCCAATTGCTACTAGCTGGCGCTCTGTTGGTGCAATACCAAGAGAACCTGCTTCTAGTCCAAGTGTCTTACCTGCGTTTGTAAGAGTTCCTTGTCCTTGTCCGAAAACTACTAGAACGTTCTCTAGTGTTCCTTCTGCCATTTCTGTTGCGATCATAACTTCCATCGCAGACTTGAAAAGCTTTGCTGTATCAAGTAACTGGTCAACAGTTACTGAATCGTAAGTTGGGTTATAAGTGATCTGAAGACCATTGTTTGTATAACCTACGTTACGGTAAGCGTTATCTGTTACAGCTTGTGCTGCGTCAAGAGTTGTACGGTATGATGTTGCAGCGTTAAATGCTGGAACACCGTCCTTCTTTCCAGCTGTTGCAGTTTTTGCAACTCCTGGCTCTTGGTTTTCAACATAACCTGTTACAGTTGAATCTGAATTCGAGATGTAGAGCGGTGAAGCTCCCACAAGAATATTTTTGGCTGAGTTAAATGCCATAGTGTCTTACCTCCTGTTTTAAAAATATATATATATTGTTAAACTTTGAAATCTTGGCTGGCTAGGCCCTTCCCTCTATATCCAATTTTAGTGTATAATGCCCCAAAAGGCAAACTATAGGAATCTGCCGTTTGAATCTACATGCCTTGCATATTTTACTTCAAGTATCACATCGGCTGACAGGAAGCCTGCTAGCTCCTCTGAAGGGGCTGTAGGAGAGATGTCTGCAACAAATATGCTATAAAACTTAAACTTCTGGGATATACCTGAATACAGGTTTGTGTCTCTTGCAGACTCATCCATTCTTCTATATAGGTCAGTCATTAAATTTCTGATCTGATTAATCTCAGATATATCTGTAGAGTATATAGTAAATAGAATTTGCTCGCAGCATATTACCCAGTTGTCCTCGTAAGACATACCTACCTTATCGTAGACTATATGTTTTTTCCCGCTCAAAAATTGATTCATTTCTGGTTGCTGTTGTACTGGGATAATAGGAATTAATTCTTCTCCTAGATTATCGCTGTAGTAATCTGATGCTTGAAATAAACTATTTGATTTTAGTTGGCTCCATAAGTGCTTGCGAAGATCTAGCATTACGTCATAGTTATAGTCTGTCATACGGCACCTCCAAATGCTGCTACAAGGGCAGTTTCTGCCTGCATATTTACTGTATTTGGAGAAAATGAATATTTAACTTTTCTTATGTCTCCAGGGAGCTTTAAAGCCTTTGTCATAGAAGAATTAAAAATCTGCTGAAACCTTGAATTTTTTATTGAAAGGTTTACTAGATTTCCAGTAAAAAATTGTGCATAAGCAATCTTAAATCTTCCCGTTGCTTTTCCGCCTCCAGGTCTCTTTACCGTGACTGGCATCCCCTTTGGCATTCTAACAACAAAACCGTCTATCTCAAATACTAAACGTTCAGCACTTCTTGGTCGTATAACAACTGGGTTTCCTGCTTCCATAACGGAGGCTTTATTTGTAAATACGTGTCTGGACTTTCCAAAGTTTGTTGGGACCATGGATTTAGATGGCTTGAACTCAGAAACAATTTTAAATGAAAGTCCACTTACTCCAGACATCTTTAAATTAAAAAGTCTTGAAGACGGAACACCTACCTTTTTCCATTCATAGACATGGTGAAGAGTTTTTGGATTGATTCTTGCTTGAGAATCTACATAATTTCCAAAATCTTTTTCTATTTGGTTAAATAGAATTGTTTGGAACTTTGATTGAAATTGTTTGTTAGTTGTTACTTTTGAAACAACAGAAGCTTGATAATAAATTGCAGCAGAAATTTGTGCAACAGTGCTATCCTTTAAAACGGTGCCCTTAGCCCCAGACATGCTCTTGTGCAATCCGCTAGCTGCTTGAACTAATACCGCACTAGTATCCAATTGTCTGGTTCTCCGATCTCTTTACAGAGGTATTGTATCCTACTACTGTGCCGAATGGATCTGTCATTGGTGTCGATCCCATTACTTCAAAAACAGTTGGAGTATCTGTTGGAAAATTAGCTTCTACCCAAATAGCGGTACCGCTTGAATCAAGAATGTTTGTTATTTTTTCACGAAGACTAACTTTGCCAGTTGTTCTAATTTGCAAAATCTGATCGTTTACATATCTATTACTTAACACTTGCTTGTCGCCAGTTCTTGTTGAAGCAGAATTAGATATCACGCCTTTTGCATGGCAAGCCATGCTTCTGTCGTACTGCCATTCTCTTTTAAGGGCGCCTGTATTTGGATCTTGATAGTCTACTTGCTTATACACATCCATCTTCATAGTTAAAACTGAATCTATGACGTTAAACATTAGATAACTACCATTTGATTAATTACATAAGGCAGTAATATTTGATCAACATATACGTTACCAGTGCCTCTGTAAGTTTCAGAGTTATATTCAAACTTCCAGTCAAATGTTGATATACTCTTCATATATTTGTCTCTCCAGACTTTGTCTTTTGAGAAATAGTCTTTCATAAGTTCAATTGCTGCAAGTTCAACTTCATCTGGCACTTGTTCCCAGCCATACCTGCCTGCAACACGGTATACGTTATCTTTTCCAAATGCCCCGTTGCCCATGTCATTTATAGATGGAGGAACCATTCCGTTTGCCACATAGACTGTATTATCAATCATGTTTGCACGATTTACTCTTACTCCAAAACCGCTTTCAGAAATAATAGTGCTATAGCTCCAATTATTAACGTTATTAATTGTATCAACTAATAATACGTCATTTTGATAAAGTTCATGTAGATCTGCTAGCTTAAATGGTAACGGAAGAACATCTGCTCCTGCCCCATATACTGTCTGAACGTCATCATAAAGGCTAAATACTTGGCCTGTATAATTTTCAATTATTTTTCTTGCATACCTTTCGGCTTCCGCAATTTCAAAATAAGATCTATAATTTGGATCAGATGGGTCTGAACCAAGTTTTAAAACATCTCCTGCTTGTGTAATATCAACATATGGAGTTACTACAAAAAGTTTATGCTCTTTTGTAATACTTGTTCCTTCAACAGAATATTCCCAAACAAGCTTAAGTTGTTTATTTCTATTTGTTAGTGAATGCGAAGGGTAAACTTCATAGACACCAATATCTGTTTCTAACTTTGTTGGAGTTAATGTTGTAACAAGTGTGCCTGGATTAATAGCAGGTGTTACTGCTGGGTCTTCCGTTATGTCGTATACTTTGACAGTTGGAAGACTATCAGCATCTTTTGGGGAGCCTTTCCAATAAACCTTGTGCTTTACTGGTGAGTTTGTACCTACTAATATCTCCATTTAATAAAGGTTAAGCGTAGTAATCCTGAACTTCTTTAGGGGTTGCTATGCGGAAACCTTCCTCCTTGTCAAAAATTTTCTGAGCATCTTCTTCTGTCATTGCAACAAAAGGGTGCTCTTTTGTAAATGTATATCCAACTATATCGTATCTGTAATTCTCTCTTGTCATTCTGACTAGAACTGTGTCCTCTGCCTTTTCTGACTTTGGATCAAATCTAGGAAGAATTTCTTCTGTTTCAGCAAACTCTTCAGCCGCCTCTTCAACATCCTTAATTGTCTTTTGATATACAGACCATGTTACGCCCTCTTCGGCAAGTGCGGCAATAACGTCTGCCTTATTCTTAATTCCATCAGTATCAACTGCAAAGTCCTCTGCAATTTTTCTGAGTTCTGCAACTTTTAATGTCTCAAATGACATATATTCTCCTTTGTTAGGTCCTTTAATTATAGCATTGTTAAATTAAAA